GATTTCGTGCTGTTGGCAAACACTTTTACAGAGAACGCTATTACTCCTTCACAGCAGTTGTCTGGCGCACGGGTTTCTGCGATTCTTGATTTGCCTGAAGTGAATTATCCTGCGACCCGTGACATTGATGCTGGCTCAGCAACATTGGGCGGTGGGGCAACATTTGCAATAGATGCCAACAGCAATGTTCTGACCTATCTGCAACAGGTCGCTACCAGTGAGCAGGGATATTTCTTTGTCGCTGCAGATGGTGATCTAACTTTCACTGACCGTATCGCAGCCTCATTCACTGCACCTAGCGCATACTTCTCTGACGCTGGAACAAATATTCCTTACACCAGTTTGTCGGTTATGTATGGTCAAGAGTTCCTGTACAACAAGGTGGTGTGTACGGTTGAGGGTGGCACAGATCAGATCGCTAATGATGTTGCATCACAAACCGAATACGGGATTTCAACACTTAATCTTTCAGGGTTGCTGTTGGTGGATGATGCTGCAGCATTGGTTTTGGCAGCCGATCTGCTGGATAGATATAAGGAACCCGAATATAGGTTTGACCGTATCCAAACGATTTACAACCCGTTAAGTTCTGCAAATCAAGTGGTCTTGACGGCTGTTGATTTGGCTGATGTGGTTCGTATTACACGCACCTATCCAACTGGTACTCCTGCGAGCGTCACTAAGGATTACAGTATTGAGAATATTCGTCATATAATTTCGCCTAGTTCGCATACGGTGGAATATGGTTTAGCGGTAGCGGATTTGGTGTACGCTTTTATTTTGGATGACAGCCTGTATGGGGTCATGGATTCAACTAACGCTCTGACCTGAGTGTTATACTAGGAGACACTATGGCAGGCGCAGGCGCAAAACTCTTTACCAGTGGCAGTGTTCTCACTGCAGATCAGGTCAATACTTTCCTAATGGATCAATCCATTATGCGGTTTACATCCACGACAACCCGTGATGCAGCCTTCGGTGGTGCTGGCGAACCAACATTGGCTGAAGGAATGTTCGCATACACAACCGACACAAACACTTTGTGGTTGTATAACGGTTCATCATGGGTGAACTTGCTCGGCTCAGATATTGGTGAGCAAGCCCTGTCAAACCGTAATGTGGTTATCAATGGTGCTATGCAGGTTGCACAGCGTGGAACATCGGTAACAGGTATAACTGCTGGAGATTACTACACTGCCGATAGATTTGTATTTGCACCATCAACAATGGGAACTTGGACAAACACGATTGAAAGTGATGCGCCAACTGGTTCGGGTTTGCGTAATTCTTTCAAAGTTCTTTGCACTACTGCTGATGCTTCACCTGCTGCTGGAGATTTGATTACTTTTGAAACAAAGTTAGAAGGGCAGAATGTTCAGAAGTTTGCTAAGGGTACAGCATCCGCCAAACAGTTCGCTTTGTCATTTTGGGTTAAATCAAATGTGACTGGAACATATATTGCAGAGTTGGTAGATACAGATAATTCTCGTTCTGTTTCAGTCTCTTATACTATTTCTGCTTCAGCAACATGGGAAAAGAAAACACTTACTTTGCCAGCCGATACCACTGGTGTATTGAATAATGACAATGCAACATCGCTTGTGTTTCTGTGTTGGCTTGGTGCTGGAACAAATTACACTTCTGGAACTCTTGCAACAACTTGGGCTTCAACCACTAACGCTAATCGTGCTGTCGGAGTGACCAACCTTGCTGCTGCAACAAGCAACTATTGGCAGATAACGGGTGTTCAACTTGAGGCTGGTGCTGTTGCTACACCATTTGAGTTTGAGGACTTCAGCACAACGCTTGCTAAATGCCAACGGTATTACTATCGTTCTACAACTGCTGTTACTGCTGGTCGTTTAGGACCAACTGGTGCTTATACTAGTACCACTCTTGCATATTGCATTGCACAGAATCCGACAACGATGAGGGTTGGGGCAACATCTGTTGAGTCTAATATTCTTTCACTTTATGATTATGCAGGAGAGATTGCAGTGACCGTAGTGGCACTTAACGCTGCGTGGATGACACCTCAAGCAGGAATGATTGGTTGTGCTGTTGCTGCTGGTGGTGTACAACATAGATTCGTTCATTTAGCCGCTTTTAATAGTGCGGCAGCCTATATTGCTTTTAGTGCGGAGTTGTAATGTTTTATTATCTTGATATTGAAATGTTTGGTGAAGTCCAACGACATATCTTTCAACCGCTACTTGATGGTGGTGTCCGTTCGTTTCCTTTAACTGATGACAACCCGAACAAGGTTGCTTATGATGCTTGGGTTGCTGAAGGTAACACGGCTACCGAATGGTCGCCTGAAGCCTGATGTGCGTAATACTCGTTGGCTGATATTTGCCCCAGTAGCAATCTTGGCGTTGTTCGCACCAACCGCCAACGCAGAACCAATCGCAGGACTAAACACCACCTACTACACGATTGACGAAATACCGCCTGCACAGTCCACTACCGAATATGAGGAATGTGGTAGCGAGTTAGAGAACAACATCAACCGTTCGTATGACGGTGAACCGTTTGAGAACTGCACAGGCGATTTGTTTATGGTGCATCTGACGGGCTTCATTGAGATACCTGAACATGAAACGATTGAGTTTTGGTTGGCTTCTGATGATGGTGGTGAAGCAACTATTGGTGGTAATACTTGGGGATCATGGACTGATCAGGGTTGCTCGGCTTGGCAGTCAGGCAACCTAACCCTTCAGGCTGGAAGTGTTCCTCTAGAAGTTTGGATGTACGAGAACGGTGGCGGCACTTGTTTGATGTTGGCGTGGAAGATTGACGATAACGATTGGGAGATTGTGCCTGATTCTGCTTTCACTGCCGAAACTTATACACCTGACACAACCATTCCTGAAACAACTGTTCCTGATACCACTATTCCTGAAACCACTGTTGTTGAAACAACCGTTCCTGATACCACTATTCCTATAGAGACAACAGAAGTATCAACAACAGTAGAAACAACGACCACGATCCCATCCACCACAACATCTAGTTCAACCATTCCCGATGTGCAGACAACGGTTGCTGAGACTTCAACAACTTCCGCATCCACGACTTCAACCACATCAACAACAACAACAACGACCACCAGCCCCATAGAGGAAATCCAGCAACCCACCACAGGAACAACGACATCAACAACATTCGTTGAGCCTACGCCTGAAACAACTGTTGTGGATACCACGCTGCCTGAAGTGACCACAAACGCTACTGATCCTCCAGCCGATACCCTACCGTTTGTCACGGTTACAAGCCCACCAGAGCCGCCTGAGAGCGTTCCTGAGCCTTTGGAAACTTCTGTACCTGTAGAGCCAACCCCCACAACTTTACTTTTCCCTGATGGCACAGAACTGCCTGAGGCTTTATCGGATGAAGATTTTGATGCAGCCCTAGAGGATTTGGATGGGGCGTTACCTGATCAGATAACAGCGATTGTGGACACATTGTTGGAATCAGATTTGTCTAGTGAGCAGGCAACAGAACTGATCACAAATGTTCAAGTGCTAACAGCCTTATCTTCCGATCAGGCAACACAAGTGTTTGCAGAGATTCAAGAAACACAACTTACGGAAGCGGCAGCAGAAACGATTGCGGAAGCCCTAAACAATTCTGATGTACCACAAGAAGTCAAAGAAGCCTTTGAAGATGAGATCAACATTTTCGGCAACGATGGTTTCTCAGGGTATGTTCCTGTTGATTCCAATGTTTCTGTGGCTGTTAGACGCACGATTATTGCAGGCACTACAGTTCTTGTGGCAATGCCACCACCATCTGCAAGGCGTAGATAATGAAACAATATTTGACTGACAATGTTTGGGTTTGGGCTGGCACTGGTTTAGTGCTGCTTACTCTTTCGGGAACTACTTTGCGGCAGGCGTTGGCTATCACTTGCATAACTGTTCTGATACATTCGTTGGCAACATTCCTCAAAAAAGGTGACACAGAATGAAAAAAGCACAAGACATTGCAGGCAGAATTATTGCGTTGTTTCTCACGAACGCATTAGGAGTAGTCACTGGTGCTGCTGTTATCGCACCAGAGTTAGAGGTTTGGAAGTCGGCTGCTATCGCAGGTGCGGTATCGGTGTTCAAAGTTGTTGAATCATTGGCGAAAGCAAGCGTTGATGGCAAACTGACCAGCGAAGAAATTGATGTAGCGTTCGGTGCTACACCAGCGAAGATCGCTAAGAAGCGTGCGTTAGCAAAATGAAACGCCCGTACACAGGGAACAAAGATGGTGCGGCAACTGGTGAACATCCGCAACTGACTGCGTTGATGAAGGAACTGTTCAAGGCATATCCAAAAGCACTTTGGAATAACGGCAGTTGGGGCGTGAGAAATATGCGTGGCAAGGAAGCGTTGAGTGTTCACGCTACTGGTCGTGCGTGCGATATTTCATGGCGCAACATGGGTGACGGTAAGCGTGGTGTTGCGAAAGGTGGAAGAAAGTATGCGACTGAAGCAATGGATTATTTGGTTAAGCACGCTGACGCTTTAGGTATTGAAATGATCATTGATTATTTCCCTGCACCACACGGCAGGGCTTCCAAGTGTGATCGCAATATGGCGTGGCAGAAGTATGACAAAGAGACTGTTCACGGCGCACCTAATGGCGACTGGTTCCACTGTGAAGTAGATGGCAAGAAGTCATCTGAGGAGATTAAAGCGGTGTTTGTGGCTAACCCACCTGCGCCTGTAGTGCTTGGTGCATAAATGGATACGGGGCTTGCTGCTGTCTTTGTGGCATTGATCACTACCGTTGGTGGAATCATTGTCGGTTTTATGCAAGCCTTTAAGAAGGAAGCGAAGGAAGCACGAGTGGAGAACCGTTTAGATCATCAGGTTGTGCAAGCACAGTTGAAGATGATTCATAAGACTGTTAATCGTGTTGATGATCGGTTAGAGAAACACATTGACGAACACAGAGAAGGTGGCTATGGGAAAACTGTTAAAGCAGATAGAGGCAACGCCCGTTAATTTGGGTGGGAAACATTCCACAGTTGATTTGGCGTTACAAGAATTACAGGGCGAGGACAGAGCAGACCTATTGTGCGCTTTGCGTAACTCAACAATTTCGGCATCGGTGTTATCGCAAGTATTGGCAAACAACAATATTGAAGTAAGTAGAACAGCCATCAATCGTTGGCGCAACAGAGAGGGAATCTGATGAGTTTAGGAGATCAAATTGGTGAAGCATTAGAGATGGAAAACAACGGTGAGTTGTTGCGTTTGCGTAAGCAGCGTGACAGTTTCGCCAACCAGAATGTGCGCCTACAAACGAAACTGGATGAGTTAGAAAAAGCGTTGTCGTTTGTGGATCAGGTGGATGGTTTGTCTGTGAAGCCTCCAATGTGGCTTGCACCTGCGAAACCGAAAAGTCATGCAGCAACTTTGGTGGTGATGTTGAGTGATACCCACTTTGACGAGGTGGTTAGTCCTGAAGAAATGGAAGGGTTAAACGCATACAACCGTGAGATAGCAATGATGCGCCTAGAGAAGTGGACACAGAATGTTATTAAGATGGCACGCCACTATCTGTCTGGTGTGAACTATGACGGTGTGGTTTTGATTCTTGGTGGAGACATTTTCAGTGGTGACATTCATGAGGAACTGGCACTCACTAACGAGGACACGATGATTGGTTCACTACTGTTTTGGGCTGAACAAGTATCGGCTGCAGTTGAACTGCTGGCTACAGAGTTCAAGAAGTGTCATGTTGTTTCTGTGGTTGGTAATCACGGCAGGACTACACGCAAACCAAGAATGAAGCAGCGTGTGAAAACAAACTTTGACTGGCTTCTGGCGAAGATGGTTGAGCGTAGTTTTACGAAAGATAAACGGGTCACTTTTACTATCCCTGAATCTGCTGATGCGTTGATACAGATTTATGATTACGGGCATCTGATTACTCACGGCGATCAGGTATCTGGTGGCGGTGGTATCGGCGGCATCTATCCTCCGATTATGCGAATGAGGGCAAGGAAGCACGCACGCTATATGGTCACAGGTAAATCGTTTCAAACTTTGTGGCTTGGTCACTGGCATCAATACATTTCCACTCCGTCTATGGTGGTCAATGGAAGTTTGAAAGGTTATGACGAGTACGCAATGTTGATGGGTTTCGGGCATGAACCACCACAGCAAGCATTAGCGATTGTTACACCTGAAAGAAACATTACGATTCAAGCACCAGTGTTTTGTATGGATCGGAAGAAAGAAGGTTGGTGATGAGCATGGTTGTTGTTGTTGAAGTGGTTTGGCATGATGCACATGCAGATACAAACAGTTGGATTGAGTTAGAAGATATTGGCACTGAACCTTGTGTGGTTACTTCCGTTGGCATTTTATTACCTGAAGCGAAACCCGATCATGTTGTTTTGGCTCAGTCATCTAATTCTTTTGATCAACTTGATTGCGTGTTATCAATTCCTGTTGCGATGGTCAAAACAATGCGCAGCATCACTTTGTGTTAGTGGATTTGTTTTGGTTTGATCTGTAGGGTTTTGTTGTTACACGGTGTTCTCCTTCTCCGCCGTGTGATATGGGTTGAGCAACCCCACTTCTTAATACGAGGTGGGGTTGTTCCCCGAATATCTAAATTGACGCAAATATTTTTTTAATTTATTTTTTGACCGTATAGGCACTGGGTTTGGCAACGAGTTTTTGGGTAGTTTAGTTTTTGCTGGTTTGTCTTTCTGATATACTTTATATATCGGACAAAACAACCGATAACCCTGAGGAGGGAAAATGGCAAAGCAAGTTAGATGGAAATGTGCAATTTGTAATCACGGATTACTTGCACCGATGAAGCCACGCAAGAATGATGTTCGCAGGTATTGCCTGCCTTGTTCTGCTAAGACAGGAAAACTTGTTGAACGAGTTTCACCAACATTAGAAAAGCAGCGTGAAATCAAAACGGTGCAACGCAAAGTTCAGACACAGAAAAAGAATGCGAAGGTCAGTGTCAAGAAGAAAGCACGCCGTGAGAAAGTGTCAGCAGTAAACAAGCGGCAAGCGATGATTGAGAAAGAAGGTCAGCGCATCTGGAAGTTGATGGAGGCTTGGCACAAGGGCAGACCGATGCCGAAGATACAAATCAAAGATGCACGCAAAGAGTTAGGACACGGTTGGTCAAACTGTTCTAACCTTATTCAAGTAAACATCAGAAGGAACCAAACGGAACGAGCAAGCAGGTGGACTTGGCATTGCTTGGCACACGAACTTGCTCATGTCGCTTGCCCACCGATTTACAAGGAAGGTAAAACGGATATGGACTTACGAAAAAATTCGCATCACCGAGAGTTCTATCAAGTGTTGAAGCACGCCACCGAGAAACGATGGAAGGTCACGGTGTCTTTCGCTGAGGTGCGAGGCGAGCAGTACGGGTATGCGGTGGACAGACTCATTGAGGATCAGGTCAAGGATGTGGTCAAGTTCTCAGTTCCGAGTATCAGCTGAACCCCGTACTGGTAGAGGCTTTTAGAAAGATTGGCATTGTTCGTGTGGATTGGTTATTGTGTAGGTATAGGGAACAAGCCCTAGAGAAACCCTGAGGAGGGAAGTAATGGAAACAGCACAGAAGTTCAAGCATTATCTGGTGCGCAAGCACAATCAGATTGGTACGAAAACAATCAAGGTGTTTGCCTTCAACGATTTCGTTGCCGCCAAGTTGGAGTGCGATGCGCTAAACGAAAAAGCAGCAGAAACAAATCCATCGTTCCGCTTTACTGTTATCACAAAGGAGGTGAAGTAATGAACGCTGCACAACAAGTTGCTGAAGCAATCGCAACACATGGCAGACCGCTTTGGTGTGCGCACATCCCATACCAAGTTAGGCAGCAAGTACCAACCAGCGAGATCGGAAGGATGCTTGCGACAGCGCATCGTTCCCCTGACAGCGTGACTAGAGCAGACTTATATGGTGACATCATTGACTGGTGCGCTAACAATGTTTTCGGTGAAGCAACGATACCGCTGCTCGTTGAAGTCTCAGGATTAAGTGCACCTTCTGTTCGCAAGTTCATCGGTGACAGGGTTGATCTGTTCCGCAAACTTAAGCGTGGAGTTTGGGAAGTGCGTGACCCGAAAGCAGACAGAGCGGCAGCGAAGTAACCCTGTTACACCCCCAAGATAGAACTAGATCAAACAACAAACAGAGGAGAAAGAAATGCAAGTAATACCGAAAGAGAAACACGGCAGCAAAGATTGGTTGCTGGCACGCTGGAAAGATGAGCAAGGCAGATGCGTATTCGGGGCTTCCGATGTACCTGCGTTAATGGGTGTGTCACCATACAAATCTCGTGCAGCCTTGTTCGCAGACAAAACAAACGAACCAGTAGAGCAGCCATCCAACGCTGTGTTTGATCGTGGTAACGATCTTGAACCTGCGCTGATCGCTAGGGCATCAAAGCAACTTGGCACAAACATTATTACCCCCGAAGTAATTTATCGTGACGGGCGTTTATCAATTAGCCTTGATGGTGTGGATGATGAACAGTCACCGACTGTTGTGGTGGAAGCAAAGACAACCACTCGTTACAGCATTTACGAGTCATCGGATTTGCCTGCTGAATGGTTGTGGCAAGGTTGGGCGCAGCAAGCCGTGTTGGAAGTTCCTGTTTGGTTTGTTGTTCTTGATCGTGATCTACGGATTAGTTGTGTTGAGTTGCCTGACAACCCTTTGGCGATTGACACTCTGCTTACGGAAACAGATGTGTTCGGTGGTTGGGTAGATAACAACACTCCACCGCTGGATGAAATCAACAACTTTAGTGCCGATGACATTGCACGCATCTGGCGTGTTGAACCAACGACAGTTGAACTTGATGCGACAGTATTAGATTGGGTTGCGCAGTTGGAGGAAGCAAGGTTGTTATCTAAGCAGGCTTCAGAGTTAGAAACTAAAGCCAAAGATGCGATTGCTCAAATGATGTTAGGCAACGAGATCGGTTTAGTTGATGGTCAGCAAATAGTTTCGTGGAAGCAGCAAGCAGGAAAAGAATCGTTTGATGCTGCACGATTAAAGCAAGAACATCCTGAGTTAATTCAGGAATACACAAAGCAAGGAAACCCATATCGTGTGATGAGAACACACAGAAAGAAGGCAAAGTAATGGAAGAACTAAACACCCAACTGCTTCGTGCAGTCTTAGAACAGTACGCTGTTCCTGATCCAAAGATTGTTGGCACGATTCCACGCAACGGAATTAATCTTGCGTATGTTTCTCACGCCGACATAACACGCATCCTTATTGAAATTGATCCGTCATGGAGTTGGCAGCCTGTTGCTTGGGATAACGGCAGACCTGCTATCCATATTGAAAACGGCACTGCAACGATGTGGGCAACACTTACTCTTCTTGGCAAGTCTTTACTAGGTGTTGGTTCGGTTCGTTCTGACAAACCTGATATGGACAAAGAGTTGATTGGTGACTTCTTGCGTAACGCTTCTATGCGTTTCGGTATTGCACTAAGCCTATGGTCAAAGCAGGACTGGTCAGACAACACTACGATCACCACTTTGCCTACAGCGCAGCGTGCAGAGGAAGCAAAGAAATATGTACCTAACCACCCTGCGAAGGGTGTGCCATCACCGAAAGTTGTTCAAGAGTTCGTGGATGATCGTGTTGTTTCTTTAGATGAGGTTGCCGAAATCTTTAATGCGACAACGGTTGTTGCTGATGTGCGCCCGATTACTTCGGGTGGTTTGATTAGCGATAAGCAAAAAGGTTTGGTTAGCAAACTAGGTAAAGAAAAAGCCGATGGTGATGTGCTACCAGTAATAAAAGAACTGTTCAACAAAACTAGTTTGACACAACTTACAACCAAAGAAGGTTCAGCATTAATCAAACATTTGATGGAGATGTAATGGTGTTTGAGGAAATGGATGCTTACCGAAACGAGATGATCAGTGTGCTTGTCAAACTTGCGGATGCAGCCCGTGATGTTGTCAGGTTTGACGGCACTGATCGTCTGTCTATTGAGCAGTTGCGTGAAGCAATTAACAGTTACAACATATGGCTTTCTAGTGAGGCGTGATCACTGGCGAGAGGATGCCGCTTGTCTGAATCAACCGATGGTGTTGTTCTTTCCGCATCACACTTTGACTGAGGATCGTTGGGATATTGCTAAACAGTTTTGTTCTGACTGCGCTGTTAAGCAGGAATGTTTGGGGCTGGTTATTAACTTAGAGGAACACGATGATCGGTGGGGTTTGTTTGGTGGTTACACACCAACAGAACGCCGTGTGTTGCGTGACGAAAGGAAGAAAGCAAAATGATTGCGATAGGTCAAAGCGCATACCGTTGTTTGTGTGCGCAGCCGATACCAGAGAACCCTTTGTGCGGAGATAAAGGAGTGGAGGATGATGAGTAGGAAAAGGCGAGTGCGTTTCTTTCCAGCAGTAAACATTTGTAGTGCTTTTAATAACGGCACACACATATCAGTAATGGCTTCCGCTTTAGAAACGGATCGCAGAACTGTTTACCATTGGATTAATTCAGACATACAAATATCTGAGTGGGCTGCTGATCGTTACGCAGTAAAACTTGGTATGCACCCTTCAGAACTTTGGGATGACTGGTTTGCCTTAGAGAAAGAATTAGTTTAATGGATGAGCGTAAAGGTGAGTGTCAAGGTAACCAAGATAAATGCAATGCAGAAGGATGCCCGAAGTTTGGGTTGTTGTTGAAGCCTGCTCGTGATGGTAAGCGGCGCATAAAAGGTTGTAACGATCCTGCTGCTAGAGGAAAAAGAAACCGAACTAAAGGTGACAACAAGGCTCGTGTTGCTAGACGCAAGTTGGGTTTAGCGGCTACAGGGAACGCTGGAACACGCCACGAAGAACACTGGGGCGGTATGTTTCGTGTTGAAGTTAAGGCTGGCGCACAAGTAAGCCCTATTGCTACACGCTTCTATCAAGCCAAAGGGCAATCAGATGAAGCAAAAGCGTTAGGAGACATTAGACCGTTTGCGATGATTGCTATGCCTGACGGTACTTCTGATGGCATTGTGTTAATGACTTTGGAAGAGTTCGCACAGTTGTGTTTGCTGCTATGAGCAAAGTATTTGACAAGCAGCATTATGACGATGACGATAACGCTAAACATCAGGTGATCTCGTGGCTTGAATCAAAAGGTTTTATGGCATGGGTAAACCCTGATCAGTTCGGAATTGATGTTCAGGGAGTTCGCAAAGGAATCTCTTACGAGTTTGAAGTTGAAGTGAAACACAACTGGAAGGGCAGAGAGTTTCCTTTTGACACAGTTCATTTCTCTAATAGGAAACGAAAGTTTGCTTTACCTGATAACACAACTTGGTTCGTTATGTTAAATCATGAACGCACACACGGTTTAATGGTGACAGGTTCAGTATTCCTTAACGCACCGATTGTAGAAAAAAATACGATATACACAAAAAAAGAAGAATTTGTACAGATATCAGTTGATCAGGCTATATTGATCACCCTTAGGGAAGGAGGGTTTGTTTGACACCGAAACAAATTGAAACGATGGTAGATCGTATTTGTGCAATGTTCCCTACCGTTCCAGTTCCACGCAACGGAATAAAAGAACTTTGGAAAGAGGATGCACTGTTATTAGCGGCTGATGTTAAAGATGGGAGAGCAGTACTGGAATCGGTAGAGAGGCTTGGCACGATCCCTTCCTTGCCGCAACTTAAAGGAATGTTTCGTGGTTTGAAATTAGAACAGGATGCAGAAGTTTTTTGCGCCGTTTGCGATAACACAACATGGGTTTTACAAGATGCAAACAATTTACGATCAGGAGTTATTAAGTGCAAATCTTGTAGTTAGAGGATTTTTACAATCGGCTAGTAGCACTTAGACCTAAGCCTGTCGCAGGGCGGTTGGTAACACTCGGCAACGAGGGTAGTTCACCATGCGCTTTATTATGCAAGACGAAATGATTTACGCAAGATGGTGAGGCGAATGATTACAGTTTTAGGGAATCGGAGTGTGGCAGACCGATAGGGAGAGCATTACAACTCTGGGTTTGATTAGAGTACAAAAAATATATTTATATACGCACATAGAACTAGACGAGTTCAGGATGGTAGGCTGACAGCACACGCCGTACTGAGGCGAATGATGCGCACGAATGTTGCGCCGTTAAGCAAACAAAAACAAAAAAGGTTTCTACACATATATCCAAGTTCAGAAGGAGAACAAGGTGAATGGAATGAATGTTATGCGAAAGATAGTTGTATTGGTTGTGGCAAGTTTGATTGGTGTGGCTGGCGTTGCTAACGCTGTGAGCGCACCAACAGATAAAGATAAGTTGTATGACAGAACAGTTGTTGCTGATCGTGTAAAAGATGATGTGCTTCCTGTTCCTTTATGGGCTTTGTGTGGTGAGTGGTGGCAGCAGTTGCGTGATAGTGGTTGGAAAGAAAAAGATGTGCGTATGGCTGACTTCATCATTTATCGTGAATCACGATGCAACACGCTTGCACACAACAAGAAAGACCCTGTAACAATTTCAGGTGTTAAAGGCTCGCTTGGTTTGTTTCAGATCAATTTGTTTTGGATATCAAAAACAACTGCATACCCGAATGGTTTTTTGCAAACCGTGTTACAGCGTGATCTTGTTCCATCCGATTTGTTTGATCCGCAAACCAACATAGATGCTGCCGCAGCGATAGTGAAATACAATCGTGATCTTGGTGGCTGTGGTTGGACTGCGTGGGCTTGGAAAGGATGCTGAGAGCCTCCCTACGGGCTTAGAAAACATAATTTTGAGGAGGCTTGGGTCAAGTTTTTTCTAAATATTTGTCAAATCCTTTGCTGGTACGGGTTTGATCGGGTTCTATGATTTCATTTTTTTAAGGGGTGGGGTTATGCTTTATTTATCAGCCATAAGGGCTGGTAGAAACCCTGAGGAGGGAAACGAAATGGAAGATATCAAGGTCAATATTCTTAGGTCGCTTGACGAGGACTACATCACTGTTTACAGGTTTTTAGATGATTGCTTTCCGATTCTTGATCAAGAAAAATCAACATCATTGAATTACAAAATTGCTTACAAACTTTTTTCAGCATTGAATTACTGGGAAGAAGCAAGAGCAGCAATGCACAACTCATTGACACACATGGTCAGACTCGCCACTAGCAATCAAGAATCCATTGAAAAAGGTTTTGCATTCAATACTTCTGATATCGCATGGGTTACACAAACTGGCTACGAGAAGGCAATCATAGAAGCACAGAAGTGGGAACAAGAAATCACAACCCTGACTCATTTGATAGGTATTGATGCAAACGATCGGGTCAGACTTTTTGCTAAACTTAATTCACTAATCAAGTTCTAGGTAAGTCGGGTGACTGGCAGGCATCGGGGTTCAAGCCCCCGACATCCACAAGGCAACAACGCCGAAGTAAACCCTGAGGAGGGATCATGACAAGAAAAGATTACAAAGCAATAACCGAAGCAATATCAGACACCCTAAAACATTGCTCACACCAAGACATAGAAGTGACAGCAATATCCTTACTTGTCGCAAGGCTCATTCCAGTAATGATGCAAGATAACCCATTCCAATTTGACGAAAACAAGTTTTGGAACGCTTGCGGCTTCGTAGCGTTGACAAAGAAATAAACGAGGAGGAAACAAAATGGAATATCCAATATACGAAATCAACGGTGTCAAGACTTATCGCAAGCCACGCCACCTACTTACAAAGCGAGACATCACTTGCTGGAGTTGCCTTCAGCCAGTATCAGTACAAACATTCATCTGCGAACACTGCGGTTTTGAGTTTCCAGATTTCATCAAAAACAAATAATTCCTGAGGAGGAAAACAAAATGAAACTATTAGCAGCCAAAGAGTGGAACAAAGTGTTCTACGAAAACGGTTACAAGCACAGAATAAAAGTCAGAGCAGAGTTAGTTCATCTTGACGGAAACTCCAGCGCATACTTTTCTATTACTGGTGAAGTAGATCGTCAAGCAAAGAACAATCGTTGGATGCAAGAAAAATGTGGATGTATTCACGATGACATCATTAAACACTTTCCGAAACTACAACCGTTAGTTGATATTCACTTATCAGACGAGAACGGTGTGCCAATGCACGCCTACGCAAACGCAGGGTATTGGGCAGGACATTGCAAAATTCAACCAGAAAAGAACACCGACATTCTTGCAAAACATTTACGAGTTAGTAAAGATCAAGCCAACGAAATGACTACATACATAAATCATCACTACGGAGAGTTTGACAAGATAACAACACCTGAAAGTGCTTGGGAGAATACTTGCCAAGACTTTGACCTACCGAAGCAGTGGTCAGCAGAAGCAGAAGCAGCATTAGCGTTATTGAACAAGATCGGAGAAGAAAAGTGAAGCAATCAGCATACGATTACTGGCTCACAGTTGATCCAAGATCAAAACACTTATTTCCACTTATAGATAAGATTTTAGAAAAACAATATTACCCTGACATAGCAATGTGTTGTTGCGATGAACAGTTAGACGAAGGTTGCGAGATACACAGAGGAGAAACAAAATGAAAACTTACAAATGGGTAAATAAAAAACCTGATGTGCAATACCGTTGGACAAAAGAAACAGGTTGGGTACAAAAACCGCAACAAGAATATTGGCAAATTGAAGAAGTTAAGAAGGAGAACACAAAATGAAAGTCACCAAACACACGATGGATCACATTGAACTGATCACCACAGGAGATACAGCCCTATTTGAAATCAATTTAGTAGTAGCAATGCACGACTATTCAGACGAGTTTGAAGAAGAAAGTGCACTTGGTTGGCTACTTAACCTGCTGCACATAGCCTCTATCGGCAACGATATTCAATCAGGCGCACAAGAGTTCCTAAAAGCAACAATGACTCTCAACGAAACACGAGTGCATCTGTGCAAAGTAGAACAAGTTGGATACACCATTGACGAGATCGGGGAAATTAAATGACCGAAACAGAAGCCTTACAAGAAGGAATAACGATGATGATCCTGTTCATAGCAGCGTTAGGCATCCTGACAGCCATGTTTGTAAACCATTTCAAGAAGGCTGAACAGCACCGCCAAATGATGCAAGAACATCAGGAACGCCAAGAATACATCCGCAGGAAGCAACAGCACAACCGCCAGATATAGTTACAGGCGCACCAATGGTAAGCCACGCTAGTCTCGCTTAACCCTCCTCGGCTATTGAGACAGCCCATCTGCAATGATGGCATTGGTACTACAAAGATGGAGAAAGAACATGACTATCAGAGACTTGGAAGCAGCCGTGGCGTTCCTTCGCAGGCTTAGTGTCGGTCAGATGGAAGCAGATTTGTTGATACAAACTGTGGAATCATTAGAGAACGAGATTCAGAAACGGAGAAAGAAATGAGCGAAACACAGCAGGCTGAGATACAGCACTGGCAAGCACGAACAGACGATATGCAAGTTGCATTAGATCGTATGCGTGAAGAACGAGATGAGTTGCGTGCTGCCTACGCACAGTTAATGCACGAACTATCTTTGCTACGCCAAATGATTAGCAGGATTCAAGTAGCAATGTCACAAGGTCAAGAACTGTAAATGATTCAACTGCTTTGCCATAAATGCAGTGCACTCGTATCCCGTCATACGGTTTATGTTCGTGGATGTTTATGCGATCCAGATAGTCCGTGTTGGATAGCGATACAACCTGACGGGAAACTAATCACGATGAGCCACGCCGAATACACAATCAAGGAGACAGCATGAGCAAGATAAATATTGAAACAGAAACAATCAGCATTGATCTACTTCAACCACATCCACGCAATGTGCGACAAGGAGATATCGGTGCGATAAGCGAATCGTTGAAAGCACACGGACAGTACCGCCCGATTACCTACCAAAAATCTACGGGGCGCATCCTTGCAGGCAACCATACTTGGAAAGCAGCAAAGGCTTTAGGTTGGAAAGAAATAGTTGCCACATCTATTGTTTGCAATGACGAGGAAGCAATCCGAATACTTCTTGCAGACAACCGCACAAGTGATTTAGCAGACTATGACGATGCAGGCTTGGCTGAACTGTTAAAAGAATTAGCAGACACCACCACAGGACTAGAAGGAACATTGTTTGACGGTGACGCACTAGATCAACTGTTAAACGATTTAGGTGAATACACACCAGCCGATGACATAGAAAACATTTACAGTCAAGCAGTAAAAGTTCCACAGTACGAAATAGTTGGTGACGAACCTAAAACATCTGAACTACTAGACACAGATCGCACAAAGAAACTGCAACAACAAATCCTTAAAAGCGATCTACCTGACGATGTTCGTGACTTCCTGATAGCAGCAAGCAACCGTCACACCGTATTTAACTACGCAAAAATAGCTGAGTTCTATCCACACCAAACACCAGAGATACAACAACTGATGGAAGAATCAGTACTGATAATCATTGACGCTGACGATGCCATCGCTAAAGGATACGCAACCTTCGCACAAACAATAGATCAGTTAGAACAACTGGACAATGAAGATGCGTGATAAGAAAAACTTTGCTGTATTCATCCTGACACACGGCAGACCAAACGAAGTAGTTACCTACACCACCTTACGCAAGCGTGGATACACAGGAAAAATCTACATCATTATTGACAACGAAGATAAAACAGCAGACCAATACAGAGAAAAGTTCGGTGAAGAAGTAATCCAATTTGATAAGGCTGCTATCGGAAAAACATTTGATATAGCAGACACAGGCAAAGACAGACGGGCAACAGTGTTCGCTAGGAACGCATCATTTGAAATCGCCCGTGATCTAGGGCTGGACTACTTCATGCAACTAGACGATGACTACACCACCTTCGGCTATCGCTATGTTAAAGACGATTCGTTAAAGTACACAAAAATTAAATCAATGGACTTAGTGTTAGAAGCAATGATCACCTTCCTAGAAGATACAGGATCACTAACATTCGCTATGTCACAAGGCGGAGACTGGATAGGTGGCGCAAGCGACAAGAAACCAAAGAAACCATTGTTCCGAAAAGCGATGAACTCATTTATCTTCCGCACCGACAAACCAACCACCTTCATAGGAAGAATGAACGATGATGTAAACACCTACATCATGAACGGCATACGAGGCGAACTCTTATTCACCACCACCAAACTTATGCTTACTCAACCCGTAACACAAGGCGGATCAGGTGGAATGACAGAAATGTATTTAGATACAGGTACTTACATGAAATCCATGTACACAGTCATGATGGCACCATCATGCGTAACGGTACGCAATATGGGTACTACCCATAAACGGCTACACCATTCCGTTAAGTGGAACAACACCGTTCCAAAGATCATCAGCGACAAACACAAAAAACAATGACCATTAGCCGCCCTTGCCTACACTGCCGCACACTTACTACAAACACAACACGCTGCGACATCTGCCAAGCAATATGGAACAGAGCACACCCGAAACCTGACAGACCACATTACAAAGGCGACTACAAACGCAGAGCAAAACACATACGAGATACCGCTGTAGCGTGCTGGATATGCGGAGAAGGTAAACGCCCTGATGACCCATTCACCGCCGACCACCTCATCCCATCAGACCCCAACAGCCCACTTGCAGCAGCACACAGATCATGTAACAGCCGAAGAGGAAACAAAACAATACAAACCTACTAAGGGCTACTGGGGTACAACTTTTTTCCTACAACCCGTACAGGTAGTAC